ACAATGGCCAGAATATTGGAAAAAAGACCAACTCGAAGCCGTCAAAGCGTCTTTACCCATGGCAAAATGGAACGCACAATGGCAACAACACCCAACTTCAGACGAAACTAGCCTAATTAAGCGAGAATGGTGGCAAGAATGGAAGGGATCTTCGCTTCCAAAACTACAATATATCATTCAAAGCTACGATACTGCGTTTTCTAGCAAAACTTCAGCTGATTTTTCTGCGATTACGACGTGGGGCGTGTTCTATAACGAGATTACAGGCAAACAAAACCTGATTTTAGTCGAAGCAGACAAGGGTAGGTGGGATTTTCCAGAATTAAAACGTATTGCCATGGAAAAAAACAAATATTGGCAGCCAGAACAGATTATCATAGAGGCAAAAGCAACAGGATTACCTCTCACACACGAGCTACAAGCCATGGGCATACCCGTTATCAACTTCACACCAAGTCGAGGTAACGATAAAATGGTTCGAGTGAACTCTGTGTCACCACTTTTTGAGTCAGGTATGATTTGGTACCCTGCATTTAAGTGGGCAGAAGAAGTGATTGAAGAATGTGCAGCTTTCCCCTATGGTAGAAACGACGACTATGTAGATAGCACGACACAAGCGTTGATGAGGTATCGACAATTCGGTGCGTTGCAACATGAAGATGATGAAGAAGTAGAGGAGATACCAAGACGCAAGATTGCTTTTTATGGCGCATAAGGTATAAAGATTAAATGGCAGAAGTTGATAAAACATTAAACGAAGCACCCACTGGTGTCGAGGAAGAAGTTTCAGATTTAGAACAAGCGGTGCAAGACGCAGATCTCGCAGTTGAAGTTGAGGGACAAGAAGGAGATGAAATAGCTTCTCTTGGCGATCAGGCACCCGACGACATGGCAGAGGGTTTCGCTAGCAACTTAGCCGAAGTCATACCAGAAGAAACTCTTGCAAAAATATCAAACGATCTTCGATCACAGTTCTCTGTCGATCACACATCTAGAAAAGATTGGGAACAAAGCTACATCAAAGGATTAGATTTATTAGGTTTCAAATATATAGAACG